TTCGCCTGGCGCTGCTTGGCAGCGATGGCCTGGCTGAGCATCTGCTCGATCTCAGGTGGCAGATCCTCGGTCTCGGCCTCGTCGTACAGATCGAACGGCGGCAATTCCATGCCCAGCATCTGCTCGACCTCCTTGCGGTACTGGCTGACCAGGTGCTCCATCTTGTGCGACATGAACACCGGCTCGACCTGCTTCCACAGATCCGGCTCGCCCATCGCCATCATCTCGGCGAACGTCTGGTGCACCGCCATGTGGGCATCATCGTCCTGCGTTGTCTGCACCTGCGTCGGCAGGCCGGTGGCCATCATCTGATTCTCGCTGACCGGATCCAGGTTCTTCGGCTCGGTATCTTCCGGCAGCAGCTTATCGATCTCGGGTGTCTTGAGCGCCGCCAGCATGCGGCGGTGCGCTTCCTTGCGGCCCTTCTCGCCGTACAGGTCCGGCGCCGACTCGACAAGCTCGAGGATGCCTTGCGACTGGGCGATGCGCTGCACGCTCGAGAAAATGTTCGGGTCCGATACCGGGATAACGTCGACGCGGCCGTCGAAGTCCTGCTTCAGCACTACCTTGCTCTCGCCGCCAAGCTCGTACGGGTACTCGTCCCGATCCATAAGCTCGTAATTCAGTTGCGCCATCATCGTCAACTCTTCGCGCATCGCCTTGTGCAGGCGCTTGTGAATAGCTGACTGTGGCTTGCCGGCCTGCTCGATCAGCGCCAGCGTAGTGCCGACGGGTCCGCGATTGTCTGCGCCGCCAGTGAGCACTTCCACCGTGCCCATGAATTCCTTGCCGCGGGTGATCAGATTCTGGTAGGTATCGGCCAGCGCTGGGCTTGGCTCTTTGACCGGCAGCGGCAGGAATGCTTTCTGCAGGTCCTCAGGCGACATGTCGATGTCACGGAACTCGCCGAGCGTGAAGCGGTATTCGCCGGCTATCTTGGCCTTCTTGCTCTTGAATCCACCTGGGAGATTAGACAGGGCCGCAGTGTCGAGGATCGCTCGCAGAGATCCTGAAGCAGCTTTCGCCAGTGCACCGATGATATGAAGGTAGCCGAAGCCGTAGAAGCCGAGGCCTGGTAGGAACTTATAGTGCGAGAACCAGAGTCGCTTGCGATATTTCTTGTCGCCTTTCTTCCAGTTGCGCCGAACTGACAGGACTTCACGATTCTCCTCCTCGATGGTGACGATGTACGGCGGTGCGATGTCCGTGTCCTTGACCTCGGTGTCATCGAACGGCATCTCGTAATCGATGTGGTACTCGTAGAGCTTGTAGACCTCGTCGTCCTCGTGCACCACCGGCACGCGATCGTCGGCCACGTCCTCCATGTTCTCGTCGGTAAAACTGACGTTCTTGTCGGACGCGATCTGCGGGCTGGGAATCAGGAATGCATCCGCCAGGAACTGCCCGTCGACCTGGGCACGCTTGATATTGTTGCCTTCCATGGTGTACTCGTGCGCGTACCTGGTCGCTGACTTCAGGTCCTTGCAGTAGTACGGCACGATGAAATCTTCGGCCGTCACGTAACGGCTGGTGGTCATCTCAGTGACCGGATCGATGTAAACTTTCTTGAACGCCGATCCTGACATCGGCAGGTAGAACAGCATCTGATCGACGTCCCAGAAGTAACCCTGGTCCTCGACCGTCAGCTGGTAATTCATGTAGTCCTCGAGGCGCTCGGCTTGCTCCTCTTTCTCCCGGGTGATCTCGCCCAGGATGGCTGACTTCACCGGGCCGTCGGCAGGAAAAAGCTCCTCGATCGCTCGCGACTGGAATTGGACTACCGCCTCTCCGATGAGCGGATCCGTGACAGTGGCTGCACCGTCGAATGGAGTGTCAGATTCCGGAAGGTCTTTGAGACCGAGAAGCTCAAGGCCATCTTTGATGCGGCGGAAATGGTGTTCGCGGACCTGCTTGTCCAGCACGACGTACTCGAGCAGCTGGTCGGCGATTTTGTGGCGCTCAGTACCGGATAGCTGGTCAGCCAGGTTGGCGTGCCAGTCCGGATCCATCTCGGGCGCTTTGAACGGTTCGCCCTCTACAGGATTGAGGTCGACAATTGTGTCTTCACCCTGCTGGGTGACTAGCGCGCCATTGCCCGCCCGTTGAACTTTAGGGGATGTTGTTGGTAACTCTTCGACAAAAGAGCCAACCTGTTCTTCACGCGCCATCGCGGTCGCCCTCCGCACCGGTTTTGCGAAGTGTACACGCACGCAATGTACTGCAGCAAATCTATCGTCTACGGTGGTCCGCTAACGTGACGCCGTCCAGGTGTTCGATCTCGTGTTGCAAGCAGGCGCCCTTCCAATCACATCCTTTTGTGACCGTTGGCTTCCAGTCACGATCAAAGCCTTCCACCTTCACGCGCTTGTGCCGGCGCACGCGCACCCTGTCGCCATCGCGCAGCATGCTCATGTCCTGGGCGTACTTCGGGCAGGTCTCTGGAAATGATAGGCAGCCTTCCCACACCCAGCACATCTGGCTGGAGGCCTTGACGATGCGCGGATTGATGATGATCAGATCTTCGACGACGATGATGCGGACCATGGCGCCGATCTGCGGTGCCGCAATGCCCAGGCCGTGATGCTCTTCCTGCACCGCGAGCAAGGTGTCGATGATCTCGCTGCAGTCCGTGTCCTCCCGCACTTCCGCGCAAGTCTCACGCAGCCGCGGGTCCGGCCACAGAACCAGCTGACTCAACTCTCTTCGGCCTCGCTCTCGGCTTCCTCTTCAGGCGTGTTGGCAGCGACGATGTCGTCGGCATGCTCTTCGCTGCAGGCATCTACCGTCTCAATTCCTTGCTGGAAACTGGACCAGCCGTCTGGAGATACATGGCCTTTCGCTGTTGATCGGCCGGCTTCTTTCTTGACGCAGCCTTCGGCGTCACAGTAGTAGATCACGCTCATCGTTTTCTCCTCAGGTTTGTGGAACCGGCTGAATGGCTTCAGGCGTCAACACGGCAAATGCAAAGCCACCATCGTTAGCCCTCTTATGGAAATCAGCATGTGAGTCTCATAATAAGTTTCTCCGGTAGGTAGTTAGTGTGCGTCGACCATACCTTCTCAGCCGGTCCCGTTGTGAATCTTACTCGGCCATGGGATCTTGATCCAGACCTGTTGGTGATCGATGTACTCGTCTTTGTCGTCGTAGTACTCGATGCTCAGCATCAGTTCCAGGAACTCAGGATAACCAACATGGAGCAGAGATCCCTTCGGCATCTCGGTAGTTTTCTTTGCGGCAAACGTCTCGATGCCAAGCTCGACCTTCTCCATCATCTCGACAATAAAGTCAGGGATCTCGTCTGCTTTCATTCTTCCTCCTCGTCGTCGGCGTGGTAGTCGCCGAAGTACCGCTTGTTGAGCCAGCTATTGAACCAGCGCTGCAACCACAACACCTCGTATCGCCGCATCTCCGACCAGGTCGCCCAGATATCGTGCCCGCCATCATCGGCGGCATCCTCCATCGCCAGACCGCTGCTGCAGATTAAGACCACTGCCTTGATCTTACCGTCCTCAGCCTCCTGTAACGCTTGCCGCAGCGTCCTTACAGCGTCGTACTTACCGACCGGAAGCTCAGTCACCTTGCTCGGTTCGGACCATTCAGGTTTCAGCAATGTGACTTTGCCGGAGCAGCCCTGAGTCTCGCAGGACACGATCATCTCTTCGGTGCCTGGCACCTCCATCGTCTGGCCGCAAACGATGCATAAGCCACGCATAAACAGTGCCATCAGTGCGTCTTCATCTTGAGTGCATGGTCGACGGCATTCGCCGCGCCTTTCACGAATCCGACCAGCCACCTGGTGTATGCCGGGTGCCTGGTGTCGATGTAGGTTGTCTTGCCGATCTTCGAAACGTACGGCGCCGTGGGATCCGGCTCGATGTCGATCAGGAATGACTTCTGCCAGTACTGCAGCGGCACCTTGCCGCCATGCCGGCCGGAGATTCGATCCTCAGGTCGCTCAGTGCTTTTCGCCACTGACCGGCATCCCCGTGAACTCGACCGTCATGCCGTACTGCTCGACCAGATCGAAACGAGTGTGAACCAGTCGATCGATCTCCTCCAGAGTGCCGCCATCTACCGCTCGCTCGATGGCATCGAGCAACGTAGCAAAGGCAAAAAACGCACCCTGAAAATCTGCCTCTTCATCCTTCGGCATATTTCACCATCGGCTGGGCGTACCAATAGAACGGATCGTCGTCCCAGTCGAGATCAAAAAATGACGTTACCGCAATACTGCCAAACGGCTGCCATCCATCCCGAATGGCAACCTTCACAGCCTCCGCAATCTCATCTCCATCGCCAGTTTCAACAATCTGATAATCAGTAATCATGAGCCATACCGCTTACTCAGGAGACGCTCAAGCTCTGGATCCTCCTCGAGCTTCACGCCGTGCCTGGCCAGCACCTTGTCGAGCTTCAGGCTATACGCCAAGCACCAGCCCCCGGTGAAAGCGCGCCAGTCATCATTCATCTCATGCCAGCGACCGCGCAGCGATTCCATGGCCACGCATGCATCGCTTCTCGCGAGCACGATCTCACTGTCACTGATCATCTTGGTGGTCCGACTCATACCGGCTTTCGCGTCAGCTTAATCCAGCGTAGCTGCCACCGATTCTTGAAGAGCCACCAGGAAGCCTTCCGCCTGCCCCACCAGTTCGGCTTCAGCGCCAGCATGCCGGCGCCGCCCATCGAGATATTGATCTCAGCCGCTACCTCGGCGGGCAATTCGTGAAGCTCACGATTGCATGGCAGGCCTTCGGTGAAATCTCTCTCGTGTTCAAGCTCGATGATTTCGAGCGTGTCATTGTCGCCCGGCGTGAAGAGATAAACGAATCGTCTCCGCGGGCCGTCCCAGTTCTTGACCAGGCCTAGTTTTGTTTTCTGCATCAGACCGTCTCGGCGTGTGCTTGTGAAAAACGGCACCGGAGAACTTGCGAGTCCGGTGCCGCTTCATGCCAGGGTGGCTAGAAGTGCAAGCTCGGTGCCACCCCACTTCGCTTGGGCAGGCTTAGTATAGCGATGCGACTATTGATTTTCCATAGAAAACGGCGCCAAGGATTCAAGTCCAAGGCGCCGTCGCGTGCCGTGCTTTGATGTCATCTCAGTCAATCGCATCGCCTGGAGGCGTGACATACCTCGCTACCCCAGTGTCCCGTAGTGCCAAACCTTAAGGACCCAGTTACAGGATACGAACACTGCCAGCTAAGTATATTGATATTCCTATAGATTATCCATAGGGTGACTTCGGCTTCGGCCTGCTCCAGAGCGATAGCTCGTTGCCCTTCTCGTCGTCCGGTAGTTCCATGTCGCCCATTCTCCTCATGAATGCCCAGGCGATCACGCAGGTGGCGACCAGGTCATCATGCTCGACCAGCGGATACTTGGCGCACTGGCTGATGACGTCGAACGCCCAGTCCCTCGAGACATACCAGATCCTGCCGGCGCGCAGGATCCCGGAGACCATGTGCGCCCGGTACGCCAGGTCCTCGGGTCCGGCCTTCACTTTCCATACCGGGATGCCGCCGGCCTCAAACTCCTGAATCAGGCTGATGCCGGAGGCCTTGTCTTCGATCAGTGTGTGGTCCGGATCCCAGCCCTTCTCGTGCCGGATCGCTGCCTCGCGAAGCTCGCCGAACTCCATCCGCTCATTCATGCGCTCGAGCAGCATGGCATTGAGACAGTTGTCCTCCTTCCGGCCGCTCACAGAATGCCAGAACAGCCCCCAGCTGGTGCGCGCGGAGTAATCATTCTCCTGGCCCTTCTTGAAGGCGGTGTCGTACACCGAGATGATCTGCTCCCAGTCCGGGTACGGCATCTGCTCGCCGGCCTTCGGATGGTTCGGCGGGTACGCCCAGTTCTGCCACCACTTGCGCTTCAGGATCAGACCGCCGCCGGCCTCCGGATCCTGGTTGTACTGGGCGTGATAGTCGACAGTGCCCATGGCCGACTTCTCGGTCTTGGTCTCCTCGTCACCGAAGCGCTGCGGGTTAAGCAATGTCTTCGGCTTGCTGCGCTGGTCCTCGTACAGCGGCTCGATATCTTTCTCGAGCATGTCCTTGTAGTCGAGATCGCGGCCCTTCGGATTGATGAACGTCCGGCAGTGGCGCTTCGGGTCATACTCGTTCGGCAGCATCAGCACCACCCAGCGGCCGGCTTCGCCGTCGAGGATGTGGCCAACCAGGTCCATGTCGTGCGACCGCTGGCAGATGATGACCTTCTGGCCTGTGGTTGGGTCATTGAGACGTGACCGCCAGCTGTTGTCGTACCAGGACAGGGTGGAGTGGCGCCTCGGGTCCGAGTGAATATCTGACATGTTGTGCGGGTCATCAATGACCAGGACATCGCCGCCCTCTCCGGTGGTCTTGCCGCCCACCGAGGTCGAGATGCGGTAGCCATGCTTGTCATTGACGTAGCGGTGCTTCTGGTTCTGCCCCGGATCGAGGTAAAACTTCCCGCCATAGCGTTCCTGGTACCAGCCTGACTGGATGATGTCGCGCGACTTCACCGCATCCCTGAGCGCCAAGTCATGCGAGTAGCTCGAGTACATGAACTGGATCTCGGGTTCCTCGGCCCACCACCAGGTAGGCCAGATGACCGAGACCGTCAGCGACTTGGTCTGCCGCGGCGGTACGTTGATGATCAGGTTACGGATGTCGCCCAGCGTGACGTACGCCAGGTGATCGCAGATGGCATCGATGTGCCAGTTATTCTTGAACTGCCTCGATTCGACCAGTGGCCAGACTGCCGGCACATAGCGCCTGAGATCCCGGCGCAACCATTCGGCCTCCATCTCGGTGAAGGTCGCCTGCTGATGCGCCAGGTTCATTGCCATCGTTAAATACGGTCAGGACTGCCCTCGACCCCGACCGATCTCCGTGCGCCCTCGCCCGAATATGGACACTCATTCTGGTTGTCGACCTTATCCTGCAACAGGTCTATGAACTTCAGCAGCCCAGCTTTGGCCTCGTCGAACGCCATGCTTCCTGGCGTGTGACACACGAAGTGTGCCTCGCCGCTGGCATCCAGGTAAAGCTCACCGCAAAGTGTCGTGCGCTTCACAGACTGAACACCCTGTTTAATACGTTGGCTGCCACCGCCTCCTTGGTCTGCATCATCGACCTGGCCAGTGCATCAGCATACCGACTGCTAATAGCATCAAAGACTGCTTGGCCATCGGCAGTCGCTGGAAATGACTCGCGACCAATCGTTCGCGCCACTCCATAGGTCGTGTACTCGTAGCCATCGGCCAGCACTTCCGGCATGCCTCGAGACACGCGCATGCCGATCGCAACGGATGCGATGCCGCCGACAAAGGCCTTGATTAAATCACGCCGGTTCATAAACACACTCCGGGCAGTAGTCTTCTTTCTTCGCACCGCGATTGCTGCTGACGTCTCGAGCAGCCCAATTGTGCAGCGACAGAATCTTCCGAGCATCGTGAGCCTGCCGAACAGCCAGCGTCACTGTGTAGCCACATCGATCACAGATAATCGTGATCTTACTCACCAGCCGAACGCAATGTGCCCAGTGAACCAGGCAGCCAGTGCCCAGAAGGATCCGCGTCTCGCTCGCATGCCCCAGCCCTGCGCTGTCTGGCGCTTCGAGAAGCCGAACATAAACCGCACCACCTCGCTCCAGGTGTCGCCCTTCTCTTTGTTGAACAGCGCCTTGAACTCGACTGCAAAGAACTGAGCGATGATCAGCACCCAGCCAATCTCCTGAGTCCCCATCGCATTGAGTATCGTCTCCATCATGTCGTCTTCCCATCGTCCGGCCGGATGCCGAAATTCTCAGTCAGGTCCTTGCGCAGGAACGGCATCGCCTCGACCATCGCGTCCAGCTGGTGCAACCACGACCACTTGAAGGCATTCCAGTTCAGCAGCGCCGCGGTCTTGTCGGTGTTGTGATTCTTGGCGAAGCGGTACGCCATGATGAAATCCAGGACGCCATTCAGCCACGGGATGCCGATCACCAGGATGAACACCACTACGCCAATGGTCAGCCAGATCCAGTTCATGACTCAGTACTCGGACACACTATGCCTTCGCGTGCGACCTGCTCCTCGAGGATCACCTGCTCTAGCTTTTTTAGCACGGCCAAGCGCGTACGAACCTTCACTCGGTCACGCAGTGGCTCCACCACGAATTTCTCTTCATTGCGCCAGTACAAGCGTGGCTCCTCGCCGGCTGCCTGCACCAACGGCTCGAAGACGTTCTCGAGCAGCCATACCTCGCAGTCCTGGTACGTCGGACCCTGAACTGCGTACACGTGATAGATCACGCGCACCGGATCTTTGCCTTCGCGTTGCGGAAGCTCGAAGAACGCCATCGGCGGTCCAAGCTCGCAATCGAAATGCTCTTCGCAGTAATCGATCAGCGGCTGCGCTAGTGGCTCTTTCTTGTCAGGCATCGGTGTGATCATGGGCCGATCTCTACCGTCGGATTGTCGACCACACCCAGCGGCGTCTCGTCTGCGATCTTGAACGGCACCGCGAACGCCTTGCCGCGGACATCGTCTATATCGATCGGCACGTATCGGCACAGGTAATCACCCGGCGTCAGGTCAGGCGGCATCACCCGCTCGAACGTGTCAGCCGGCACCAAGGCCGACAGTACAGTGAACGGGCCGCCGGCAACCGCCAGCGCAATCTCGCAGCCCTTGTAGTCTGCAGGATCCGCCGGCAAGCC